CTAAGCTTAATTACTTGCTTGGCTTATTTGATGAAGAAAAGAAAGAGCTAGGTTCTACACTTTGGGGAGCTTATAACGCCTTAACACATTGGTCGACACATACTGATTATAAGGTGGAAAGATATAATCCTGAAACTCATAAATTAGAAACTATTAATGGTGGTCGCACCAATGCCAACAAACCAAACGTGGAAAGACAAAGAGCAGATGTTGTAAGAGAATTACTTACTTCAGATGCTTGGCAATCTTTAGAAATGGCTAACGCCTAATGAATAGTGGCTTAGAATTAGCATACGTAATTTATAGGACAGTTGTGGTTATTCTCTTCTGTCTTATAATTTACGCTATTATAATTGTTTAACTTAGGAGAAATAAACATGAAAAGATTACACTTAAACAAAATGTCTACTTTACTTGAAAGTTTGGAAGTTGTCGCACGTAATGCTAAAAACAAAGGTCACAGATCGGGTTTCAGATGCCATGAACTTGCATTGCAATTGGCTGATCAATTCAAAGTTTTTGAACCTACACTTGAAAGCGTAATTACCAACAAGGAAAATAAAAACAATCCTTTTAAAATCAAAGGTAATGACACGCTGACACGTGGAGAATTTCAAGTTTACAAAGTGATACGTGACAACAAAGAAAACCTTGTCAGAGTAATTGACATATACCAAGACAAGACACATGACAAAGCTTTTAACACGATCAGACAATACGTAAACATTCTTAAACAAAAAGGGTATTTACAAACCATTAAGATTAAAGGTGATCGTTTTAAATACTATAAAGCTTATCCACTTTCATTCAATACGATGGATAGAAACTTGGTTAATAAATTATCTAGTTGACATTAAAAAAAAGATAAGATTATAATTGAACCACTCAAGGCTTTTCTTGGGTGGTTTTTTTAAAACCTTAATTTTTAAATAGAAAAGGATTTCTTACAATGGAAACAAAACAATATTTAATTAAAAGTGAATACGATTTTAACAATAAAAAATTTAATGCAGTTAATAATTGCGAGCTTACAGTTCAATTTAAAGTAATGGACAGTTGCTGTTTGGTCGAGATTGTTGGGCGTTATAATGGTCGTACCAATGAAGAATTTAAACATCAAATATTTTGCCATAAAGATCAGATGTTGAAGATTTTACCTAATGTAAACGATCAAGTCGCAAAGGTTGATGAACCAGTTAGTAAAGATAGGGTTTTAATTGATCAGAATATAGGCGTTATTTTTGAAGAGGAAGAAACCAAAAAAGCACTCTATCAATTGGGCTTACATGGTCAATTAGATCTTGAAGATGCAATTGCAGAAAAGAAAGGGAACTAACATGGCTTATTATTTTAGTTGTAACGAATGTAATTATAAAGAGCATTTTAACGATCAATTTAACATTCCAAGTAAAGCTTTAGAGGGGAAGTTAAACGACTATGAAAGCGTTATTTGCTCAAGTTGTGTATCTCAAAAAGTGAGATTAAAAGGTAACTATATTATTATTGAGAAAGGAAATAAATAAAATGACTTTTGATAAGAACAGAGATTATAAAACTTTATATTCTACAGATTATGTTTTGGTTGAAGTTGAGAGTCAAAAACCTATTGAAGGATATAATATTATTAATCATTATACTTCAGTTATTGATGAATATAATTTAATGTTAAGTAAGAATATGTTAGAATATATCCCAATGGATAGACTAACAAGAGAAGAACAAAACAAATATTTAAATGCTATGAAAGGAAATAACTAATGACTATTATTTATGAAAACATGCCTAAAAGATCAATGGGTTTAACAAATGTTGCAAAGGTCGAGAACTTCAAAAGCTTTAGGTCAGGCAATCCAATTGCTAATCAATTTAGGATTACTTTGCAAAATGGGGCTGAAGTATTTCAATCGTACAATTCTATTGTTGCTGTTAAGGTTGATGGAATTACTTTTCTTGATCGCACGTGTTGGGATTACTCCAATACTACCTCAAGATATCGTAAAGAGTTTCTTAATGAAGATACCAAAACGACTAAACAAAAGATTAAAGATGATGTTTACATTTTAATGAACTTGAATTAACATCTAACTTCCTCCCCTTAAAACCTCCCTTGATTTAGTTCTTGGGGGGTTTTTTGTTGGATTAATTAGAATAATACTTAAGCGGTTGGTTTTATTGAGTTTCTTGGCGGGTTGTTCTTTTGGGATATGTTCGCAATCTGTACCTCAATCAATCCCTTTTGGGTTTAACTTGTATAACTAACCAATGACAAATCCTATTACATGGGCGTATGTGTGTGAGTGTATTAGCTCGGTTGGTGGTTGGGTTTGCTTGGTGGGGGGGTTTTAATCCTATGGAATGAAAACTAAAACCTCAATGATGATTAACATATATTTTAGCCCGTACGGGTACGCAAGGGACACCCCACCCCCCCTAGTATTGGCTAGCAATGTCGCCATATTTTTATGTGAATTAGTTACTTGTACAGGTTATTCGCACCCTTCAAGTGAGCAGGCAGGAAACCTCGTGGTCGCACCCCTTTGGTCGCACCCTTTAGGATACCCCTGTGTGTTGTAGGTGTATTTCCCCGGAGGTTCTACTCCGATTGTATCCATCTTGACGGAAAAGTCAAGTAAATTCGTCACAAAATTTTTTTTATTTGACATTAGGTTAATCTGTACGTATAATCTAGGTATCAAGACCAGTTAGAGCAGCAGCAATCAATCCTTTCTCGTGCTTTGGCTCAACTTTTTAGGCTCTTGACTCACTAGAAATGAAGGAATAACCCGTGTTTGAAGCAGTTGTACTTGTCTGTTACTTAGGATTGGCGTCCGATTGCCGAGAATTACACGATGCACGTGGTCCTTACGACACAGAAATGCTTTGTAAGCAACGAGTTGTCGAAATAACAACAGAATTACCGACTTGGTTACCTAATTACAAGATGATGGGATACAGATGTAATGAATTTACTCCCGAAAAAGACTTCCCAGCGTGAAATAACGCCCCAACAAGAAGAATTCCTAACTAATCTGTTCGAGAATGGTGGCAATGTCACTGATGCAGCACTTCAAGCGGGCTATGCTAAGGGTAGCATCACATGGTTAAAGAACAGTTTAGCCGATGAGATAATACATCGCACAAAGAACATACTGTCTATGAACGCATTTAAGGCTGCTACACGCCTAGTAAGCACAATAGACAACCCAGTACCCGAAAGAGGGGACGACCTACGCTTCAGGGCTGCAGAATCGCTGTTAAACAGGGTTGGCTTGGGAAAACAAGAAACAACTAACGTAAATGTGCAAGCAGTACACGGTATTGTGCTGTTACCACCAAAGAAAGAAGTGGTAATTGATCAATGAGTTATTTAACTGGAATAAGAATAGTAGCAGGATTAGTTGCACCCGGAATGCTTGATTTAAGGTCAAGTACAAAAAAGAAGAACCCTAAATTAAAGTTTCCTGAAAGAAAAGAAAATAAGTTTGTACCCAAAGTATATGCAAAAGGGGCAGGATCACGAAAAGTAAATGACTGAACCTGCACCGAAGCGTGGTCGTGGTCGACCTAAGAAAGACCCCGAAGCACCAAAGCAAAGATATTTCCTGTCTGCCGCAGAAAAGGCAAGACGACAATCACAAAAAAGATTACGTGACGCAAAGAAACGTGCAGACAAACTAACTAAAGTAGCAGAAAGTAAAAGAAGATATGCCAGAAAGCTTGAAGAGAAAGTTGGTAACGTTGAGAAAGCTCTTAAGGGAGATGCAACTACCGTTATCGATACAGGCGAGTTATCAACACTTCCTCCACCTGTCCAAGAACTTGTGGGTAGCCGTGAAGTGGTGTTTCAACCAAATGAAGGACCTCAAGAAGAGTTCCTTTCGTCTAGCGAAAGAGATGTACTCTATGGAGGTGCTGCTGGTGGGGGCAAATCTTTCGCCTTGCTTGCAGATCCGCTTCGTTACTGCACTAATCCTAATCATAGGGGTCTTCTTCTCAGGCGTACTCTTGACGAACTTACTGAATTAATAGACAAGTCACGTCAACTCTATCCGAAAGCATTCCCCGGAGCGAAGTTTAGGGAGTCAAAGTCAACGTGGCATTTCCCATCGGGAGCAACCATTTGGTTTACGTATCTAGACAAAGACAAAGATGTAACCCGATTTCAAGGACAAGCTTTCAACTGGATAGGCATAGACGAGATAACCCAGTACCCGACACCTTACGTGTGGGACTACCTAAGATCAAGACTGAGAAGCACCGATCCAGAACTACAAAAGAATTTGTATATGAGGTGTACAGCCAACCCCGGAGGAATCGGTGGCTGGTGGATCAAGAAGATGTACATTGACATAGGTGAACACAACAAACCGTTCCCTGCGTCTGACGTCGAAACAGGCAGACCTTTCTTGTGGCCGCAAGGACACGAAAAGGAAGGACAACCTTTATTTTATCGTAGGTTCATTCCTGCACGTCTAACAGACAATCCGTTCTTGATGGCTGATGGACAATATGAAGCTATGCTTCGTTCACTACCAGAGATAGAACGTAAAAGATTACTTGAAGGGGATTGGGATGTAGCCGATGGTGCAGCCTTTCCAGAATTTAGTAGAGCTAAACATGTGGTTGAGAGTTTTGAGTTACCTACCAACTGGCCCCGAATACGTGCCGCTGACTACGGGTATGCGAGTCCTTCTTGTGTCTTGTGGGGTGCTATTGACTGGGATAACAATATATGGATTTATCGTGAATTGTACGTAAAACAGTTGACAGCGGAGCAATTAGCGGATAGAATACTAGAAGCGGAACAATTAGATCCGTTACCTCACTACACAGTATT